CATATATCTAGTAATGTATTCTTAATATTAGTTATATTTGCGTTATTTACATATATATTTGTGGTGGTTGTATTGAATGATTCACAGGTTATAGACGATGCAACACATTGTTTTGAATCAATGTTTGTACTTGTTAGTGTAGTACCCGATATATCTTTTGTATTTAAAATTTTATTGTTTAAATGTTCTGAATAAATCGAATGCGAGGATGCATGAGTAATATTAAGTTTAGACCCTGTAATATGTTTTGTTAATATGTATTCACCATTGTAAGTTATAATAGGAATATCATAATTTATTGATAATGATATATCTTGCACGCTTCCATTTGTTTTATCTATAATATCATTGGCTGTTGCGATTAATTCATAAGTGCTATTAAGAACACTGGATACGCCAATTTTTACAGGTTTATATGGATAATAATTGAAATTAAATGAAATTTCTGTATTTACAGATAAATCTAATGTAAGGAATGTATTATTGTTAATAGTAATATTTGTGAGTGAAGCATCTACACTCGTTACGTTAATATTAAATAAACTAAATATATGACTACTTAAATCAATATAGACGTGTGATGTATCGTACAGATCATTACTCATATCAAAAATGTTATTGTAATTAAATCTTAAGGAATAACTAAAATCAGATATTCCAGATAAATCTTTTATAGTTTTAGTTTCATCACCACTATTATCAAAAAAACTTCTATTAAATTCTATTTTTGTATTATTAACTATGTAATTATTTATCTGTTCTATTGTAAAAAAATTATCATTAATATCACCATAAAAATTAGAACCATTAATAATATTTTGTGTTTCTGTTAGTGTGGGTGTTCTATTATTTAAATAATATCTATCATTACCATAATAAATTTGTGGATTATCACTATTAAAATAATGCTCATAAGCATTATTAAATGCGTAATATTCAATAAATGATACACTTGGATCAATTGGATAATAAAATACTTTATCAGTATTAACAGTCTTATATAAAAGGTAATGAGGTGAATTAATACGACTACTATATTTATCTTCTTCGTATGTATCCGGGTAAATTTCAAATACTGCGGTTTCAATATTATTTAATGATATCTCATTAACTTTATCACTACTTATATCATATGAGTTCGTATTATTGGATTTAGTCCATAATATAAATGGAATAGGAGTATAACTTATATCGTATAATTTAACATTATATATAGTAATATACCTTTGAAAATCTAATTTTATGTATCTATATTTTCTTGGATTTATTGAAATTTGCGATGTATTTTCTATTCTTCCATTATCTAGGTCTATTGAATCTTCGTTAAGTGAATTATCAAAAGCTATGAATGATATATCTTTCAATTCATCTGTATATATATTTTTTGTGTAATTATCATTACAGATAAGTTTTTGAAATTCACTTAAATCTTCAATCAAGTCATTAGATGTTAATGTTTTAACTGAATATAAATTATTATAATTAATGTAAGGCATATATATATATATATTAAACAAGATTTATTCATACTATAACTCTAACTCAATCTCTAACTGTAAAACAGCTGCGGATAGTTCTTGAATCGCTTTACATAAATAAGGTGTTAAACTACTATATGTAACACCTTTAATAATATCATCTTTAATTAGATATTTTAATTGAGGTGTTATATTTGATACATCATATAAATTATATCCGCTATCAACAACAGAACCGAATTTTGAATGGTCATTTGAGTTAAGTTTAGTATATTTTATTGGAAATAATCTTAAAATAACATCCATAATTACATAACCATAAGATATATCTGGATTATACAATAAGCTGCCTGATTCCCTCAAATTTTTTGGGGGAGCACCTGTAGTATTACCTGTAGTAGATAGATGTACGTTTTCTCCTGCAAATATAGCATAAGGATCGCTAACACTATTATAAAGATTAGATAAAGAATTACTCGCGTCTATAAATCTATCATCTGATAAAACTGACAAGTTTTGATTCGTTAATACTATACCACTATTTATATTAAAAATAGTTTTTGGTATAGACGGTGATAACTTTTCAGTAAATTCTTGTTTAGTAAATTCAAGTTTTCCATATCCTGATAAATGTTGATTGTCATCTTGCAACATGTCTATACACCAACCACTTGCATCTTGATGACTATATATATTCATCCTAGTACCAGAATGCGATAGATCCGTCGAAAAGTATGCTAATTTTAGATTCGACTCTGTATTTTGAAAACTTATAGAATTACTATGTGTATCTAAGACATGTGTTGTTATAGATACAACATTTGAAACATTAGAGATATCCACATCATTAAGATAGTAATCATCGGTATTTATTTCTATATTTTCATATGATATGTCATTGCAAGAAAGCTCAACAATGGATAAATCTTGATACATATAAATATAATTTTTTTTAGATTCTATGCTGAATGAATTATCTGTGGGACCGATTTTGTCTAATTTATTATAAATTAGATTACTATTGTCTATTTTTAAAAACGCTTCATCAAATGATACACTATAATGTATTGTATCATGCGAATTATCTATTACACCGGAACCGTCTATTAAAACGTAATGGTTTTTGAGAACATCGTTAGTATAAATAGTATCCCATGTATCTCTATGGACTCCAAAATCCCCAGATATATCTAGACTTTTATTTGATGCATTTGTTACACTAAATAGATCATACTCAAGATTATGATTGTGCTCATCTTTAAGTGTAAGAAGTGCTGAAAACGGGGCATTTATAGATACATCACCAATGAATTCCATCTCGCAAATTTCTAATACAGAACCATAGGTTTTACCCATTGAAATGTCTATTATAAATCTATTATAAGAGTGTGATGTAATATTATAATCATGCCCGGCGATGGCTGATACATCCATAATATACACCTCGTTAGATTCCTGTGATGACAAACCATCCGAAGTAAGAAATGAATATGTATTTTCAAAATCACCACTATTAATTACATCAGAAGTTGCGATTTTTTTTTGTGCGCTGGTGTTGGTATCAAGACCAGTTATAGTAATTTCTTGAGGGTGACGCGCTATGTGGAAATCATCCCTTACTATTCGCTGTATTGCTATCTGTCTACAGAAATAATATACAGGGAATGTAATAGTAAAACTAAAAACACCGCTTACATCGGTTAAGAAGCGAGTTGGGCTGGTATGCCATCTCTTAGTAAATGATTTGCTGAATAGTTTGTCAAGACCAATGTCGTTGGGCGGGTTAGTCTGGAAATTATATGGTTTTACCGTAGTATCTAACATATAATTTCCATGTAACAGATTACCATTATAATATCGTGAATATGAAAGGGTATTAATATTAGATTCTAAACTAACAGGAGGCATTCTTACATCATAAATAATAGATTTATATGATATATCAATAATATTATTATTGTATCGTTCAACAAATAATAAATCTAAACTAGAAAGAGAATAATTATTGCCTAATGGTATACTATAACTTGTTGGTACAATGAATGAAATATCCTCTTCAAAAAAATAATTAAAAAATGAACTGCTTAAATCTTTACCATAATGTATAGAATAACTAAGTGTATTTTTTATGAATAAATAAAATTTTGCTTTTTTATAGTTCAATTTATCATATCGTTCATAGGATTGTATAATGTGTGCTTGTGAGTCTAAGAGTTCTCCTAGTATATTAATTTCAGCACTATTCAAAGATATATTATTATTAGAAATTTCTCCACTTAAAGACATGTACGAGATTTTAGAAATATCAGTTGGGTATGTATTGTTATTAGATATATCTACAATTTTATATGAATTTGAAATGTCGATATTAAGATAACTGGCAATAGGTGTAGTAGTATTTGCATCTATAAAATAGGTTTGCAATACGCCACTAAAGTCAGGTGATATGACAGTTGGATATTGTCGTGTGTTAGGTGTTTGTTCTAAAAGTTCAGTTAATTCATGTAGTGTATAGCCTTTGGGTTCACTAGGTATAGTATATCTTATGATGGCACTAATATCAGTGAAAGAAGGGTCGTTTTTTGTATAATAAATAGAATTATTAGAATCGTCAATTTGAAATATTTTATTAGAATAATCAACGGGATTGTAATAAAAACTTAGACCCCTTGCGGGAGGATCTAAAAATTCAAAAATTATTGCGGATAAATCTTCTATAAATGGTATTTTAATATTCAAAGATACATCACTTAAATCGCCTACATTGACGGCATTTTTTACCATATCATATGAGAGTTCATCACCAGAAATCTCTCCTAAACGAAAATATTTACTATCTTTATTTAATAAATAAGTAGAGAATACTGGATTATTACTATTTATGTCCGAAAATCTAAAATTATTAAATTCTATTGGTTTTTTATTTATATTTTTGAAATCAAATATTATAAACTTATAATTTTTGTAATTTAAATTATAGTTATTGTTATTTAATATGTTTATGGTTCCACCAGATATATCAAGTGTTTCAAAACTAATGGAACTAACAGAAATTTTTTGGGACTCTAAGTTTGAATTAGTTGTTTTAAAATTGTTATCATCAGTAATTGTTAAATTACTGACATCTATATAACTTAAATCTAATTTAGATACTGATATACTACTAACATTTAATGTGTTGGTTGAAACATCTGTAATTGTTAGAGAATTGTGTGTTCCATATTTACCGGTTAGTGTATTACTTGATAATTCACCTAATACAACATAAATTCCCATAGTTTCATCGGGCGTTAAAGATAACTTAAATGCTGTATTATCATTTAATTCAATTAAGTTTTTGTCTTGTATTTCTATTATTTTTCTTAATTGCCTTTTATTATAGTTAATCTCAATGTTATTATGTGATGTTATAGGTTTAATATCATATAAGGGGTAAATATTATTTAAATAATTATAAGTACCATCAATGGTACTAATGCTATATGATATTTTAACATTATTAGTATATTGTAAATATTCAAAAAAAATTTGATGTGTATCATTAGCAGATAAGGTAAAATCATCTGTTGTTATTGTTAAAAACTTGAATAGAGCACTATTACCATAAATAATTATTGAATTATTTGATGTATTTTCAAAATCAAATGTAAAATTAGGGTATTTTGTATCATCATCGGAAATTTTAATAGGTTGATTAATAAATATATTATTAGGTCCATATTTAACATCAAAAATCAATTTTTTGAGTTCATCATTAAATTGTGGTATATTATATACACCGGGTGGCATACTGGTTGAATATCTAGCTATATTACCTGTATCCTCGGTCCACCCCCATTTAATATTAACACTGTTATATGTTACATTAAATATTTCATCCGTTTTATGTAGTCTATATTCAAATATATTTGGTATAGCAACTGTATTTTCAAATTCTACTATCATATTATCAATACCCGAAATATCAGAACTTGAATTATCCATACTAACAGAGTTCGAGAAGTCTACACCATGATATAATTGATATATTGGAATACCTGGTAATTTATAATGTAATCTGTAAGATAAAAAATTATTTTCTATTGTATAAAATTTCATATTTTCTATAATCACATATCTACCAAAGTTTATTTTAAGATATTTAATAGAAGAATCTGAAAATCTTATTTTATCAACATTATTGATATTCCCATTACTAAGGTCCAATGATACATTATTAAATGTTGAACTTATAAATTTTATGTTTGATATATCTTTGATACTTTTAAAAGTTTGTTCCATATTTTAATAATAACATTAAAATATTATTATTTAATTTGTAATAAAGCGTGGAGCTATATTCATAGTAATTAATTCTTGAAACAAAAGCTTACACGAATATGGTAGTTTAATTAACTTAAAGTCTGTTCTATTATCACACATATTACACAAATGAACATGCATTTCGTTATTAAATGCGGCAATCATACCACATTTACTGCAACTATATACCTCAAACTTATCTGATGCATCATATATTCTACCCTTGGTGAATTTTGATGCTCCGTGAGATATCATACAATCTCTTTCCATTTCTCCAAATCTTAGACCGCCATCACGCGAACGTCCCTCGGCAGGCTGTCTTGTAAGTGCAACCATAGGACCAATGGACCGACTATGAGTCTTATCCATTACCATATGTTTCAACCGTTGGTAGAAACAAGGTCCCATAAATATTGACGTTTCAATTTGCTTACCAGTTATTCCATTATATAAGATTTCTTCTCCATTTTTTTCGTATCCAAGCTTAAGTAACTCCGCTGATATGGTTTTGATATCCAAATCTCCGAAACTTGTGCCATCTCCAAATAGACCTAATTCAATCAATACTTTACCAAGCAATGTTTCTTTTAGTTGTGCGATTGTCATTCGCGACGGAATGGCGTGAGGATTAATAATAATATCAGGTTTAATACCTGATTCGGTAAATGGCATATCCTGTTCAGGAATAATGTTTCCAATGGTTCCTTTTTGACCATGACGACTTGAAAACTTGTCTCCAATAACAGGTTGTCTAATAGTTCTAATACGAACTTTGCAAAAACTGTATCCATCACCGTTCCTATCTATGTAATTTTTATCAATATAGCATTCTTCGTTTGTTCTATATACTTTACTTTCATCCTCATATTTAATTATTTTTGTGTGATCATTTCTATTTTCTTTAATAGGAATGACTTTTCCTATGATAATATCTCTGTTTTCTAATAGCGTATTTTCATCAATTATTCCTTTATTATTTAATTTATTATAATTGCCGAACTTGGTATTTTTAGTTTTACTTTTGTCGGGTTTACATCTAATTTCATCATCACCGTGCAATTTTTTATCTTCGTCTTTTTCTGTGTGATAAATTGTTGCTTGAAATAGTCCTCTGTTAATGGAACCTTGATTAAACATTATACTGTCTTCTTGATTATATCCTGTATGCGTCATAATTGCTACAATCACAGGTATTCCCGACGGAATCTCGTTAAGCTTAATTAAATTCATAATTCTTGTATCCACCAATGGTCTATGGGGATAATTTAATACGTAACTTGTTTTATCCATTCTGTTATTAAAATTAGTAACATATACGCCCATAGCCTGCTTTCCCATTGCACATTGATATGTATTTCTTGGCGATTGATTATGTTCTGGGTAAGGAATACAAGATGCCAATATACCAAATATGGTACTTGGATGAATCTCGCAATGTGTATATTTATACTTATCATTGTTTTCTAAATTTTTATATTTGAGAGCAATCATACAATTGTTTTGCTCTTCCGGATCAATATATTCTATAACAGATGTATCCTTATAAAGTAAATCATCCCATTTATATTCTTTATTAATTATTGAATTAATAATGTCTTTTGTAAGCAAAAGTTCATTGTTTTCAACACGCAAAATCGGACGAACCAATCTACCTGCGTCATTACACACATAGATTTCTTTTCTTCGGTAATTAAAGATAATAGAAGTGTAGATATTAATAATACCTGATGCTTTTTTAGATTTAAGATTTTTATACATCTTATATGGTTCATCGGTTATACCTACCCAGTTACCATTTATAAAAACTTTTACCTTATCATAGTAATTAATATCTGTATCAATTTCAAGATTGATTATATCTTTTTCTACTATTTCATATAAAATAGTAGCATCACTTGGCATGGTTACACTGGTCATATAAGACAAGTTTTTAACCACGCCTACAGATTGACCTTCTGGTGTTTCTGCGGGACATAAAAACCCCCACGTGCTGTTGTGTAGTTTTCTCGGAGGAATAAGCTTACCATTTTTATCAATTGGAGTATTAATCCGTCTTAAATGACTCAAACTTGAGATATATGTAAGGCGGTTTAATACTTGTGCTACACCAACCTTATTTGAACTATTTTGCTTTATGGCAAAATCACCTGTAGATAGCGAACGTTTTATACCATTTTCAATGGTAGTTGATTTAATAATTTTGTAAATATTAGTATGATTTACAATATTCATATAATCATCATTTGATTTCCATGAACCAATATTAATCTCTCTTACGGTTTGCTTAATCATATCTTTGACTAATTTATTAAAATAATTTCTATATAAATTATTTAGCAATGAACCGGTTAAATCAATCCTTTTATTTTTATAGTCATCGCGATCATCAAGAGGAATGTGCCCAAGGCTCCCTTTAATTAACTTGTTAGCCATGTATCCAAGAAAATATATTTTTTCTGTAGTTGTACGACAATGTGGGAATAGGTCATTTTGAATAACATCAAGTGCAAACTCGCGTTTTTTAAGCATCCCATTCTCTTTATCTAAATTAATTGGTGTAAACATAACATTATTAGTTATATATCTCAGTGCATCCTCGTAAGACTTAATATCATATCCATCAACAATAGTCCCTGTAATACGAGTTAATATTTTTTTGTTAAGTTGTTCTTCAAGATCAAGAACAATTTTTTTACAAATATCTTTATCCGAAATAATGTTTAAAACCCTAAAAACAACGAACAAGGGTATAGGTTTTTTAATTCTAGGAATCGATAAATATATAGTATATTCATTAGTTTTGTCTGATATATACATTGTCAATTGTTTAGGAGATATACACCTGAAACTTGGTACAGATTTTATTTCTGCTGCGAATTCCCATTTATTGTTGTTTTTAGAAATGTTGAAAATCTGAATCTTATTTTCTGCTGCACGTTCTTGACCTAGAACTGTTTTCTCTGAACCATTAATAATAAAATATCCTCCTGGATCATACTTGCACTCGCCTGTAATATTATTACTTAGGTGTTTGTAATTATGTAGTAAACACATAGACGATTGAAGCATAATTGGAATTTTACCTATATGTACTTTAGGTATTACATTATACATTTCTTTTTCGTGTTCTAGGTTGTCACCAGTCCTAATAATGTATTTTAATTTAATATCAATAAGAGTGCCAGACGAATACGTAAAATTACGCAAACGGCATTCATTGGGAAACATCAACTTGGTTGCTCCATTATTTTCATGGATTTGAGGTCTTTGAATACTGAAATTTTCAAAAGAAACATTGATTTCAAGTGAATATTTTTTTACATCTTTATTATAATATTGTTCTGACCTAATAACCACAGGATTAAACATATCAATTGTATTAATAATCTGATTATTAATGAAATAATTATAAGACTCAATCTGATGCCTCACCAATCGTTCCAAATATCTGTTTTCAAAATATGAACCGATAAGATACCATGGCATTTCATTTAAACTATTATTATCACAACGGTCCATTTTGTATTAATTATTATTTCATTTATTTATCTTTAAATCAATTTATTTTTTATTGTAAATATATATAATATGAATCCTACGTTTAACAATACATTTGGACCTATGCATCGCAATAATTGTGATTATTTTTTAATTATCTCAATGGTAGGCGTTTTTATAATGATATTATCTTTATTTTATGCTATCATAAGATATAAGGAAAATAAGAACCTACTTATAGTAGCATTATCTATACTACAACCTTTTATATTATACTTCCAGAACCGTCTCCTTTATAATATGTGTGTTAAAAGTATTTAATTAGTAATAATATAATAAATATTTTGTTGTCATATTCATTATGACATCAAATAAAAAAGAAATAAAAATTAATCCAGAATTATTTAATATTTCTGGTAAAAAAAAGAAAGAAAAAACAAAACGAACAAAACCTATTAACGTTAAACCTATGACAATCAAGCGCGATTTAATAAAAAGGATACGTGAACGGAAAAATCTAGCCAACAATAGTAACGAATCTTTAAAAAATTCCATAAATTTGTTTAAAGAAGTTAGTGAAGAAAAGAAAAATAGCGTTCCTCAACAAAAAGAAGTCAGAATAAACACGCAATCTGAAAATAAAAACGAGCAATATGAAGTAATTCAACCTGTCTCAATGAACACTATTGATCCACCGCCTTATAGTAATTTAAAAAATAGCATTAAACCAACCTACAGAGAGTGGAAAAGTACTACACAGAAAAGATCGCATCCGGTTGTTTTGGTTGATTCTATTAAAGAAAAAAAACCTACAAATAAAAAAGTTAAACATTATACTAAGTTAGGCAAACGAAATAAAACTATATCTATACTTATTAAAGACAGAGAAACGCGTAAAAAAATAGACAACGAATTAAATTTATTAAAAAAAGAAGAGATATCAAAAATAAAAGAATATTTAAGAGAACGAGGACTTATAAAAATTGGGAGTCATGCTCCAGAACATATATTAAGAGAAACGTACGAAAATGCATTCTTAGCCGGAGATATTAAAAATACTAACAAAGATACATTGATTCATAATTATATGAATACATAATATATATATGAACAATATTTCGGACAAGATATGGGAGAAACAACATGAGATTGTATTAAAAAATTGGGGCGAGATTTCAGCATGTTATGCATGGATGCACGATCGCGCGTTCAGGGAATATAAACGAAAAAATATACATTATGCCATCCCAGTAATTATATTGAGTACATTAACAGGGACCGCTAATTTTGCACAGCAAAATATACCGGAACAGCTTAGACCGATGGCAATAATGGTAATAGGAGGACTTAATTTACTTTCAGGACTAATAACTACATTAGCTCAATTTTTTAAAGTAAACGAACTACAGGAAGCGCATCGTAGTTCAAGCGTTATGTTTTCTAAATTTTCAAGAAATATAACTGTTGAATTAAACATTCCTGTAAATGATAGATGTAGCGATGGTTCGGTGTTGGTTGAGAGTTGTAGACAAGAATACAACAGAATGATAGAACAAAGTCCTTCCATACCAAGTAGTATTTTAAAGTTATTTAATACTAAATTTAAACACGGTTTGTTTAGCAAACCGTCTATATCACAGTTACATGAAATCATTATTTATAAAGATCTCGAAACTAGTATAGAAATGGAACAACAAAAAAGACATAGACTTATTGAACAACAAAAACAAAAAAGTGTTAAAAATTTAAAAACTAAACGTACGTCTTTTAAAATTCCTAAGATGTTAAGAACTAACACACTTGATGATTCAGATGAAAGTGAGGAATTGAATATCGGACGTAGATATTCGGGTGATATTGAGTTAGCTGCGCCTACAATAGTAGATTCATCATTAAATCAAATATTAAAATTATAAAGATAGTTTAAACAATAAACTATCTTTATATTCATTGTATGACGGAAGAGGGGAATAATTGTCATTATTTGGAATACCATCATTTGAACTTTTTTCTTTATATTTTGTATGCTCACTTTATAACAATGGTGTTTTATAAAATGTCGACAAACACATACTTACCTAGTTTGATGTATAGAGTAAAGGTTCTATTAAATGCTGTATATAAATACATGAATCCACAGAAAACATATCTGAATGCGTCAGACTCGGTGCTCTTGGTGATTGATATGGTGGATGCTTATAGATCGTTATTTTCTTCTCGTATGATTAAAGAAATTAATGGTAACATTGAATTGGCAAAGAAAAATAACATTCCTGTTGTATACACGAAGTGGGTAAGAACAAATAATACGGATGACATGATATGTGATGTTGTAGATGGCAAAAGATTTTGGAGTTTTTATATACCGGAGAAAACTGATATAATAGATGAATTAAAAAAAAATATAGCAAAAGACGACCTTATAATTAACACTATTTTTCCTAATACATTTGCACATGGAACACAACTTATGGATGTTATTAAAGAAAGAAAGAACCTTATATTATGTGGAACATGGACGGAGTCGTGTATAAAACATACGGCGGATGCCGCGGTTGAAATGAATTTAAGACCATACATTTTGAAGTTTGCTTGTAGTGGTCATTGGCCTTTTTCGTCTTGGTCTATGATTATTCAAGGTATGTTACAAAGTGAAATAGTAAAATCTCTTATTTATGTTTAATCTTTTCTTTTAGTTTTTTTGTGTTTTTTCTTAAATGTTTTAC